TATCAGGTGCTCTCAGCGGACGTCGCCAATACACACGGCTTCAATACACACGGAGTTATTTTTGATGAGCTGCACACGCAACCGAACCGTCGACTGTTTGACGTTATGACCAAGGGCAGCGGTGATGCGCGAATGCAGCCGCTCTACTTTTTAATCACCACCGCCGGCGACAACACCAACTCCATCTGCTGGGAAGTACATTCCAAAGCGAAAGATATCCTTGACGGCAGAAAAACCGATCCAACATTTTATCCGGTGATCTATGGCACCGAAGAGAGCGATTCCTGGACCGATCCAAAAGTGTGGAAGAAAGCGAATCCGTCGCTCGGGATCACGGTGGGTATTGATAAGGTCAAAGCCGCATGTGAAAGTGCGCAGCAGAACCCTGCCGAGGAGAACGCGTTCCGTCAGCTTCGTCTGAACCAGTGGGTCAAGCAGGCGATCCGATGGATGTCGATGGACGTTTGGGACAAATGCGCGTTTCCGGTTGACCCCGAAACGCTCAAAGGGCGGGTTTGCTACGGCGGCCTCGACCTTTCGTCCAGTACGGATATCACGGCTTTCGTCCTAGTGTTCCCACCTCTGGACGAAACGGATAAATATGTGATCCTGCCGTTCTTCTGGATCCCTGAGGATAACATCGCTCTGCGCGTGCGGCGCGATCATGTGAACTATGACCTCTGGGAGAAACAAGGATTTTTACAGACGACCGAAGGAAACGTTGTGCATTACGGATTCATCGAAACGTTCATCGAACAGCTCGGTAAGAAATACAACATCCGCGAGATCGCATTTGACCGTTGGGGTGCCGTGCAGATGGTACAGAACCTTGATGGCATGGGATTCACAGTGGTTCCGTTCGGCCAGGGGTTCAAGGACATGTCCCCGCCGACGAAGGAACTCATGAAGCTGACGCTGGAGCAGAGGATCGCGCACGGCGGTCAGCCGGTTTTGCGCTGGATGATGGACAACATCTACATTCGTACGGATCCGGCGGGGAACATCAAGCCGGACAAAGAAAAAAGCACCGAGAAAATCGACGGTGCTGTTGCAACGATCATGGCTCTGGACCGGGCGCTGCGGAACGGTAGCGGAGAGAGCACCAGTGTATACGATGGCCGAGGATTGCTGGTGTTTTAGAAAAGGCACATCCGGTTAAGGATGTGCCTTTGAAATTACCTGTTGCTTCTGAAGCAATCGCTGCACAGGATCGGTCGGTCGGTACGGGGCTGGAAGGGAACCTGGCAGGCTTTGCCGCATTCCGAGCAAACTGCGTCATACATCTGGCGCGGTGCGTTGTCGCGGTATCCGCCATCGCGGGAACCGCCTCTGGGTGCGCCTTTACGAGCGACGCGGCAGGATTTGCAACGCTGCGGTTCGTTCGTAAAACCTTTTTCGGCGAAAAACTCTTGCTCGTTGGCAGTAAAGGTGAATTCTTGTCCGCAATCTTTGCAGACGATGGTCTTGTCGCTGTACATCAAATACCTCAAATAAAATATTGTATGGTGCGAAAATACACCACACAAGTGCCACTGTACTGCTTTTTTCTAGGTATGTCAATCAAATGTTCCATGGAGGAAACGCATGAATCCACTTCGAGCGATATTTCACTCCCGCGACAAACCGAAAGATTCTCTTAACGGCAGTCGCTATAGCTTCTTCTTTGGCGGCACATCGAGCGGGAAGCCTGTGAACGAAACGACCGCTATGCAGATGACGGCAGTGTACTCCTGTGTGAGAATTCTGTCGGAAACCGTTGCGGGGCTGCCACTGAACGTCTACAAGTACAACGATAGCGGTGGGAAAGAGAAGGCGTTTAAACACCCGCTTTACCGGTTGCTGCACGATGAGCCTAACCCCGAGATGACTAGTTTCGCGTTTCGGGAGACGCTCATGAGCCACCTGCTGTTGTGGGGTAACGCCTACGCGCAGATCATCCGAAACGCCAGAGGCGAAGTAGTCGCGCTCTACCCGCTCATGCCGAACAAAATGACAGTCGACCGTGATCAGAACGGCCGGCTTTTTTATTTGTATCAGCGCGGGTTGGAGGATCCGAGCACACTCGGCAAATCGACACAAGTGCCCCTTTCGCCATCTGACGTGTTGCACATTCCCGGACTCGGCTTCGACGGCTTGATCGGTTACTCGCCGATCGCCATGGCGAAGAACGCGATTGGATTGGCGATCGCCACCGAGGAGTACGGCGCGAAGTTCTTCGCCAACGGCGCGGCCCCTTCCGGCGTGCTGGAACACCCCGGAACGATAAAAGACCCGTTGCGGGTGAAGGAAAGCTGGAACTCAGCGTATCAGGGCAGCGCGAATTCCCACAAGATCGCGGTGCTCGAAGAGGGCATGAAGTATACAGCGATCGGAATCGCGCCGGAGCAGGCGCAGTTTCTGGAGACACGCAAGTTCCAGATCAACGAGATCGCGCGGATCTTTCGCGTGCCGCCGCACATGCTGGCCGACTTGGAGAAATCGTCGTTCAGCAACATTGAGCAGCAGTCGCTCGAATATGTAAAGTACACCCTCGATCCCTGGGTCGTGCGCTGGGAACAGAGCATGTGCCGGGCGTTATTCAGCGAGAGCGAAAAACCGACGTACTTCATTCGGTTCAATGTCGACGGTCTTCTCCGCGGCGACTATGCCTCGCGCATGAGCGGGTATGCCACCGCGCGTCAAAACGGATGGATGAGCACAAACGATATCCGCGAGCTGGAAAACCTCGATCGCATCGCGCCGGAGCTCGGCGGTGATTTGTATCTCATCAACGGAGCCATGACAAAGCTGGAGGACGCAGGGTTGTTCGGGGAAGCACAGCAGAAAAAGGAGGATTCTTCTTGAAACGACAATTTTGGAATTGGGTGCGTAATGAAGACGGCATCCGCACATTGACCATCGACGGCGTGATTGCCGAAGAGAGCTGGTTTGACGACGACGTCACGCCGAAACTGTTTCGGGAGCAGCTAAACGCTGGCACGGGCGACATCGTGATTTGGGTCAATAGCCCAGGTGGCGATTGCGTCGCAGCAAGTCAGATCTACACCATGCTCATGGAGTACAAGGGCCGGGTGACCGTCAAGATCGACGGTATCGCGGCAAGCGCCGCGTCGGTGATCGCCATGGCCGGCACCGAAGTGCTCATGGCCCCGACCAGCTTGCTCATGATCCATAACCCGCTGACGGTAGCCATCGGCGATAGCGAAGAGATGCAAAAAGCGATCGCCATGCTGGACGAGGTGAAGGAAAGCATCATCAACGCATATGAGCTGAAGACGGGCATGTCCCGCGCGAAGATTGCGCACCTCATGGACGCAGAAACGTGGATGAACGCAAACAAAGCGATCGAGCTCAGGTTCGCTGACGGTATCTTGACACGCGACACGGGTGCGCCGGACGGTATCCCGATCAACAGCTACCAGTTCAGCCGCCGTGCCGTGACGAATTCGCTCCTGAGCAAAATCCCGAATACAGCACACAAGCAACCTTCTGAGCCGCTGTATCAGCGGCTCAATCTTTTGAAGAAATAAAGGAGAGAAATACATGAACCAGATTCAGGAACTTCGCGAAAAGCGTGCAAAAGCGTGGGACGCAGCGAAAGCATTTCTCGACACCAAACGTGGTTCGGACGGACTTCTCGCCGCCGAGGACGTCACAACCTACGAAAAGATGGAAGCCGACGTCGTCAACCTCGGCAAGGAGATCGATCGGTTGGAACGGCAGGCTGCGCTTGACGCTGAGCTAAACAAACCCACCGCCGACCCGCTGACGAGTAAACCGGCGCTTGCAGCCGTTGACCAGAAAACGGGTCGCGCATCGGACGCATACAAAAAGGCATTCTGGAACGCGATCCGCTCCAAGAACCCGAGACCTGAGATTCTGAACTCTCTGGTCGAAGGCACTGACAGCGAGGGTGGTTACCTAGTTCCCGACGAGTTCGAGCGTACGCTCGTGCAAAAGCTAACAGCTGCAAATGTGCTGCGTCCGCTCTGCCATGTGATCCAGACCAGCTTCGGCGATCGAAAGATCCCTGTGGTTGCGTCGAAGGGTACCGCTGACTGGGTCGACGAAGAGGGTACCTACCCGCTCTCGGACGACACCTTCTCGCAGGTTGTTCTCGGCGCGTATAAGCTTGCGACCATGATCAAGGTCTCCGAAGAGCTTCTCTCCGACAGCATCTTCGATATCGAAGGGTATGTTTCCGAGCAGTTCGGCAAGCGCATCGGTGACAAGGAAGAGGATGCGTTCCTCACCGGCAACGGTGTGAGCAAACCCATCGGCATTCTGCACACGACCGGTGGCGCGGAAGTCGGTGTGACCACGGCGGGTGCGGCTGCAATCACGGGCGATGAGCTGATCGACCTTGTGTACTCGCTCCGTGCACCGTACCGCAAGAGCGCGGTGTTCGTGCTCAACGATACGACCGTGAAGCTGCTGCGCAAACTCAAAGACGGTGACGGTCAGTATCTCTGGCGTCCGGGCATTACGGAAAATGCGCCGGACACGATTCTGGGTCACCGGATCGTCACCAGCGAGTTCATGCCGGGCGTTAGCGCGGGCAATAAATCCATCGCGTTCGGCGACTTCTCCTACTACTGGATCGCCGACCGTCAGGGCCGCACCTTCAAACGTCTGAACGAGCTGTACGCAACCACCGGTCAGATCGGTTTCCTCGCATCGCAGCGGCTCGACGGTAAGCTCATCCTGCCCGAGGCGATCAAAGTCCTGCAGCAGAAAGCGTAATGGAGGGTATATGGAGATCATTGAGACTCCGGCGGGAGATATGACCCGCAACTGTAAAAACTACCTAACCGACGGCGGAGATCGGTTGGTGATTGGCGGTACTCTGGAGGTGCTGGATACCGCCACCGTCACCGGCTTGCAATCGGGATATGCAACTGAGCAAACCGCTGGCAGCGTATATCAGGCGATGAATCAAGCTGCGAGCGCCGCAACAACAATCTCCGACCTCACGAGCGATTTCAACGCTCTGATGCAGAAGCTCAAGGATGCCGGGATCATGGCGGCAGACCAGCCGGGTTCGATGTGAGATGACGACGCTGCTAACTAAGGTCAAGGCGAACGTGATCCTAGAACATGATGCCGACGATGAACTGCTTCAACGGTTAATCGATGCTGCTGTTGCATATGCCGAGAGCTATCAGCACCTGACCGCCGGAACCTATGAAGCAGCGGCTATGCCGCCAACAACCGAGGCGGCGGTGATCATGTTGGCATCTCATTTATATGAAAGCCGGGACGGCAGCACGGGCGGCTTCTTTGCGGACAATGTGCAGGCGGGGCAACAGACATGGGACACGGTAAACACGCTACTTCGCCTAGATCGTTTTTGGGTATTTGGCGTATGAGTTTCGGAAAAATGAACACGCATATTTCCATCGCCGTGGAAACGGTAACGAAGGATGCGGAGGGGTTTGCGATTAAGACGGACAACGTCCTCAAATCCATCCGCGCATATCGCGAGGTGCGGCACG